GGGTTAATCTCAAAACCAAGGCGCAACTTAAGGCGATTAAACCATTGAACCAACTTGCCCCATAGTCCGTTTTGACCCGTCCAGACTTCCCGGGCGTTTGCTATGTTCTCTTCACTGCCATATTCAAGCATGAGGGAGTCCCATAAGCTTTTGCCGTACGCACTATCAAAGAAGCCAAGCTGTTTTGCAACGTGCAAGCCCTCATGTCTCACAGTGCCGATACCGCCGCGAGACTCTTGGATTATAATGTTGATATCTTCAAGGCTCAATTCCTGCCCGTCTGAAAGCTCTACAGTTGCGCCAGCCGATACCGTTGCACCCTTCGCGCCTTGTTTTGCCATTATTTGAGCTTTTTCACGAGTTACGCCATAGTCGCGCATGATAGTTGCTACGTCGGTCGGTATCTCTTTAGTCATCGTGATATTGAACTTCGCACCAGAAGGAAGTTCGACCGTGTAGTTCTTTCCGTCGTTAGTTACAGTAGCACCAGGAAACTCATCGCCAACATTCTCGGACGTGATAGGTGCGCGGGTTGCTGCTCCGTCGATGCTGAACTTTATATCGCCCTTGGGATCTCTGTACATCTCATCAGCGTTATAGATGAAATCTTTATTTCTTCCCTTGTTCTCGACGAACCCGAATCGCTTGTAAAATTTCTTCAGTCGTGCTTTCGACGTTGTTCCTTTTCGATCATCCTTGAGAGCGGGAGTAAGTCTTGCTACCTTTCCTGACTGGTCGGCATAAGAAACAATGTCTTCCATTATTGCAGTGCCAACGCCTTGCTTTCTGTCGCCTTTTGCAACGACTAGATTATTAAGGCGGATATATCTGTCATCTTCACTTATGAAAATATCGTCAACCTGGGACTCCCACTTACTTTTTATGTCGTCAACGCTGTTAAACTCCTTGACGCTGAACTTTACATCACCAGCAGGCTTTTCAATCTCAATCAGCCTTGTATTTACGCCTGTCTTCCTGAATGCGTCTGGTCCCTGGAATGCGCCCTCCATCTTTTCATCAAAAACGCCAACCTCTTCAAACCATTCGCGGAATTCTTTTGATACTTTGTCGTTCGCGAAAAACGGGTGTTCGCTGACTATTGCGATTATCTTGCCGCCTGGCTTTAGAAGGCTGTAGGCGTGTCTTACATGCTCTACGTCCTTGTTTTTTGAAAATGGTGGGTTCATAACAATCCGGTCGTACTCGCCTTCATGCTCTAAAAAGTCGCGATCTTCTGAAAGGTTCAAGCCCTTCGCCTTGATGATCTCGCGGAGTTTCCCTGATACTTCAACGGCCGTGACCTCGGCGTCTGGGTGTGCGTCCTGGATTGACTGGGCAATGTCGCCTTTTCCGGCGCTTGGCTCAAGAACCTTCATGCCTGGCTCAATATCAGCCATCTCGACCATTCTATTTGCAAGGGGCTTCGGAGTCGGGAAGAAGTCAAGGCCGTCAAACTTGTCTGTCTTGATGTCGCGCTCAAGTTTTGCTATCGGGTCCTCGCCCTTGGCATCCTCTTTCAGTGATGCAAATTCACGCAATGCAGCGCGGAGTTCCTGAAGGTTAAGTACATCCATCCTGTTCAATCGTCCGATATTGGCAGAATCATTGTCGATTAGCCACATGATCGACTCGCCTTTTAGCTTCTTTTTCATCTTGTCGATGATCTCAAGATCACGAACGCTGTCAAAAGTGTACATTTGCTTATCGCTGGCGCTAAGGCTTTTGTGAATCTTGCGCAGCCTGTTTGCCATTAATTTAGCTCCACCAACGTTGTCGAGCTCGTTTGCGAATCTGTTTATAGAGTCGGCGTGCATCTGGTATTCGGGATACTTTACGAACTCCATGTACTTAGAGTCCCACGTAGGAAGTGCCTTGTACTCGTTGGAAACTGTGCTGATATCGTTTGCTAGAGCGTAGTCAAGTTTTGCACGCCTCATTATGCTCTTTATCGTCTCTACCTGCGTCTTATCTCTTAACCCCGTAAGGTGAACAGCAGTTCCATCGTCAATTGATTTAGCGATATTCTGCATAGTCTTAGCAATCGCAATGTCGGACTCAGCATCGGCAATAGAACTTGCAGCCATGCCTGCTTGGCGTGCAGTGTTTGTTCTGCGGTCCTGGTCCCGCTTATCTACCGCGCGTTCCATAATGCGCTCGGCCGTATCCTTCAGCTTCTCGGATCCTGTTTTCTCTTTAATGGTTTCTGTTGCCGTCGCTTTGTCTCCATCTGTGGCGGCATCAATAAACGCCTGCGCATTTTCCTGGCTTGTAAACTGGAATCCTGGCTTGGCTCTTCCGCCTCGGTACCTGCTCCAATATCCGTCGTTGGCTTTGGCGAGTGATTTAAGGGTGTTAAATTCATCGCGCTCTACACGCTTTTCTTGCTGAACAACAAACATCGGAATATCTTTCTTGTCGTGATATGCCTCAACCATTGACATTCCTAAATCACCAACTGCTTCAGTTAGCTTGGCTTGGCGGGCTTCTTTGCGCTTTTTGGTTCGTTCACGCCTTGCTTCTGTTGCCAAGTCATCATACATTGCCTGCTGTTCTTCAGTAAGCTCAACGCCTTCATCAAGTGCAATACGGAAGTCGGTCAATGTTTTAGGATCCTTTACCGCATCCTTGCGCTTTTGCTTTTGAGCTTCGCGCTCTCTTTTAACCTCTTTTGTTTTCTCTGAAATCCTTGCAATGTCTTCATCTGTAAGATCTTTGATTTGTCGATTAACGGCATCTGTGGTGCTTTCAAACATTGCCATCTGGAATGAGGTCATCCCGCTAACAGACGGTGCCTGCGGGATGAAGTCCTGTGCGAACCTATCTACAGCAACCTCTATCAATCTATCCTTCTTCATATCATCTCTGAAGTATCCAGAGGCGGCGGCAATCTGCTTTTTATTCTTAGTTTTAAGAAAGTCAACAAATGCCTGACGATTTTCAGTGAATGATTTGAATGCAGCTCGTAGTTCATCGGCTGTTATATCGCCTGAATCTATGCGCTTAATGACTGCATTGTAAGATTCTACACTATCAATCTCTTCTGATTTCTTTTCAGCCTTGGTAACTTCTTTTACTTTTTCGGAAGATTTCTTACTTTCCGCCTCGGCCTTCGCTGCGGGCTTAGTTTCGACTTTCTGAATAGAAATAAGCCCTCTGATCCTCAAAGGTTTGCTATTTCTTAGTTTCTTAGCATCATCAAGAGACAGTGGCTCTGTATTAATCTTTCGACTTTCGCCACCTTTTGGATTTATATAAACATCATGCCTTGCTTCTGCGCGCTCTTTGTCATCCTTCAGTTCCGCCATGTCTTCATTTACCGTTTCTGCTAAATCCGGGCGATTCTTCTTTATGTATTCAGCTATCTCTTCAGCATTATCTGGATACGTTTCTAGTACGCGGAAAACATCTTGACCGCGCAGTTCTTCTATACTGTCTGCGGCTATCCTTATTGCCTGATCTGGATTTATACCCACCTTATCTGCTGGCGGCTTTTTGGCCGCTTCCTTCTTCGCTTTAACCTTAGCCTTTATTTGCTCGCCTTTTGTCAACTTCGGCTTTACCTCTTCCTCAACATTTGCTCCAAAATCAAAAGAATCGTCAACGGCTGTATCACCAAGATCAAGTTCGTCAAACGGAGTAACGTCGAATAAAGTCTCTTCTTGTCGCTGCTGAGGAATTGCCTTTTCTTCTGCAAACTTCTGAGCGTCTGCCAATGCTTTATTCAGCCTTTCTGTTGCTGCTTCAGGAGTTATCTTTTCATCCAGAATAAGCGTCCTTACAGTTTCAGACTCATTAAGAGCGTGATTCTCTGCAAGTTGACCCTTTGTCGATGGTTTCTCGTGCTTCTTGAATGTTTCCTGAATCTGCTTTGCAATGTTTATTGCCTGGTCAAATGGATTGGTTTGAGGGAATAATTCACCTTCTTTAGCAAACTCTTCTTTCATGCCTTGCGATAAATGATCTCTATGAGATGAAAGAACCGCGTCGATGATCTCAAGTTGATCATTGGTATCCTTCATCATACGCTTGATTAATTGCCCGGTAGCATCATCCCATTCAGCCATTTCGGCTACATATTGATCAAGTGACAATGAGTTTTCGTCACCCTTGAATGCAGCATTTCCGCGCTTCTTGAAGAATGCAGGAAGTTCTTTGCCTTCTGGCTTAATGCCTCTCTTCAAATAATCCCAACCTTCACGATATGGAGATTCTTTTGAAACTTTAGCGCGGCGGTCAACGTAGGTATCTTTCTTTCTTGGCTTCTTTATTTCAGTTTCTTTTGCCTTCTCAGCCTCACGTTTAGCCTTAACCTTGGCTTTGATCTGCTCGCCTTTGGTGGGTTGCACCTGCCTTGCCTGCTGTTTTGGATTTAAAATATCAGATATCCCATGACCTCTAAGCTTAAAGTCTATTTTCTGCTTTATACCTATCGACGCAAATGATTCAATAGCACCCCAAGCGTCAAAATCTTCATCTCTATCAATAGCCTTGTCCAACATCATTCGATTAAGCCCCATAGCAGCGGCAAACTCAGCGTTTGGTCCAGCATCTCGAATACCAAGCTGGATTGATTCAATCCCTTGCGGTGTTACTATTTTTACATCCCAATATCCATTAGGCTTAAATGCGACTTTTTTTGGAACAAATTCAACTGATTTAATATAGACATTATCTGTTTCATGTTTATCAAATACTATCTTTGTTGGACCGAAATTTTCCTCAATATGCTGTTTTACGATATCAGCAGTATTTTTCTGTTTATTTGCATAAAAATCAGATATATCTTCCCACTCCCTGATCGTTTGGTATTCATCTTTAGTTAAAATAGTCTTTGGCTTTTGCTTAATTATTTCAGATTTCTTTTTATCATCAAGTCCCCATTTCTTTCTTGCCCAAGGCATTCGCTCGATAGGCATAACTCGAATCTTGTCATTGGTCTGATCTGCGTTAATGAAGTACTTTGCAACTCCATTCGCGTCAGTAGCGACTACTGCTGTTTCTCGCCTACTATAATCAACGCCACGCTCGTTTGCATCTTCAAATAACTTAACAACTGCCTTTGCTGCACTTTCCTCACTGCCATCATAGGATTCAGCAAGTAATCCATCCCTAATAGGATTACTATCAAGGTCACGTAACTGTAAAGAAACGACATTAGGTAAAGCGCGGTAATCAATTCCTGGCTGCTTTCCTCTGTCGTATATATCTTTTTGCGATGCTTCTTTTAGGGATTTCGGAATATTAGCCGTTGTTACTTTTTCTTCAGCAGCAACTTCAGTTTTAGCCTCAGTTTTTACCGGCTTTGTTACTTTCTCGGTTTGTATCTTTGATTCTGGATAGAGAATTTTTCCAATTTCTTCAACAGCTGGTCCCCTCTCAACCGCATAGCCGCCTTCAACCTGAACAACATTAGTGGCGTCAATACCGGCGATCTTTGCAGCACGTTTAGCAGCAGCGGGAGCCTTAAATGGCTTTCCAGTTTTAGTGAGGATTTGAGTTTCAGCATTTGGAATAGGTAGGGCTTTTTGCTCTTCCAATTCTCCTACCTTTTCTACTTCCTGAGCCTCATCCTTACGAGTCTGCGCTTCAATCGCCTTCTGTTCGATAAGTTGCTGCTGTTCGTCTCTGATGCCTCTTTCAAGGTCACTCATTTCTTGAGGTGCAACTGGTGTCTGTGGAGCTTCATCAGCAATAGGGGCAACTTCTTGTTCAACCTGTGCTGGTGCCTGTTCTTGAGCTCCAAGCATTTCATCTTGGGTAAGTTGTGGACTCGCTAAATCAGGTTGCGCTTCCTGTGATACGGGCGGAACATAGCGCTCTGCCGGACGCGTCTGGAACTCAAGTACGCGGGTCTTTAGCTCTGAGCTAATGTTGTTAAATTCGTGACGGTCACTCATGCCACTAGCGATTGACAGCCTATTAAGAAGGTCAATATTTTCTGTTTGAAACTCTGGATTGTCAATTACTTCTGAGTTATTTTCAGCAAATCTCGTAAATTCTTCCTGTGATCTTTTTATAAGTCGATCATTTGCAGCTATCCTTTCTGGAGATTCAACGTCTTTGATATCTTCTCCAGTTGTGCTGTCTACTGGAATTGGCCTATTTAGCCTTTGTGCAACACTCTGCTTAATGCTACCAGCTCCACCAAGCATACCACCGATGACAGCGCCGCCGCCAGCAGCCTCGACTACTTGAATAAATTTTTCACGGTCCCACTTAAAATTAGGGTCATTGAGGTCTCGATTCATCATACCAAGAACCTCTTGAAATCCTTCCTCAAATCCCTCTTCGCCAGAAGTCTTTACGACGCCTGTACCTACATCCCACAATACCTTAGCAGCGCTTCTGATGCCTCCTTTTGCTGACGCTTTTGTTAGTGCATTACGTAAGCCCGGGATACCTAATAGTTTGTTGACAACAGGAGCGCCACCAATAATATTTTCTATTCCACCAGACGCCATGCCGAATGCTAACGAACTGCCGGGCGCGTCGATTCCTTGTTCTTTAAGATCAAGCCACATATCTCCCGTATGCAAAGCCCCTGATGAAAGTAATCCGCCTGCAAACCCACCAACAGTTCCAGCACTTAACCCGGCGATAGTTCCAGCAGGTCCGCCAACTAACGTGCCTAAACCTGCTCCAGCAGCAGCTCCAGCGGCACGAACACCCATCGATGGTATTGATCGCCCTAGTTGTTCGATAGCAAACTGTCCAAGATTTAGCGGACTATCAAGCGCGGCAGTATCTTGTTCGTTGGGTAAGAATCCCTCAACGTCCGGGGGGTTTTCTGCTGCAATTCTTTGATAACTGCGAGCCTCTCGCTCTGCCTCATCTCTTGACACTTTGTCGTCCATAAGGCTATGAAAAGCGCCCTTCATTCCGTAACCAGATGCAATTGCTTGATTAACTCCGCCTATAGCAGTACGTGTTAAGAAATTGCGATCTTCACGATTTCTAGCGCCAACGCGCGCAGCCTCCTGCTGTATTTCAGTATCAACAAGATTACTGGCTTTATTTAATTTATCTGCGTATGAGCCCATATTTACTTCCCTCTAGCTTTAAGACTTCTCTTTCGTATACCTTCACCTGCTGATATCTCAACATCTCCTAACTCAGACTTATCACTCCAGTATCTTAGAACCGGCTCGCGCAACCCTCCTTGTAGCTCGATTAACTCAAGCTCAAAGTCACGTTCTGTTTTGTTTGGATTTTGCTGTTTGTAGAAATTTAAAGCCTTTTTGTATCCGACCTTGCTTCTTCCATATGCTTTATTTCCACTTCCGGCAGCATCAGTTATAACCTTACTCATATATCGATTTGCCCAACGATCGCGCTTTTCCTTAGCGCGCTGTTCTGGTGGAGTTTCCATTTCAACCTTACGCTTCTGTGGGTCTGACTGTACAGGTTGCTCCCAGAAGTTGACAGCATCTAAGTATTTGTTAGTCATCTCAGCGCCATATCTGTCAGGATTAGCAAGCATTTCTCTTATTTTTGGAGACGCTGCGCGCTTGTCATCAATATCGCCCCTATCTATTGCTTCTAATGTTTCTTCAACTAACTTTCCTCCAAGCTTCTGATTAACCCTATCAAAACGAGAAAGAGTTGATTGGTCAGCTTGTCCACCTGTAGCCGTTGCCGGACGCTGCATGCCAACTTGCTGACCTGCTGCCGTTGGTGTCTGCGCTTGAGTTGGACCAAATGCGGCGCGCTGATCTGCTACGCTTGTAGTTCCGTCATCGCCACCTGGAAGTTTAACCATATTAGCGCGGAATGAAATCGCTCCGTCTTCACCTGTCTGCGCTGATTGTGCGCCAAGCTCAAAGTCTTCGCCAAAGTGCTGCTTAAGTTCATTCTCGCCGATAAATTGCTGCTTGCCTGTACCCGGATCTTGAACGAATACGCCCGGCACATTGTTTTTATTGCCAACGCGAGCATTCATACCTTCAAACGCCGCTAAGTCGCCGCGCTCACGTATCGCTGAACCACGCTCTCTCTGTGCGCCTGATGGAAGCTCAGGGACTACGGGGCGACCGATTACAGGAGTTGCGGGAGTCGGCGCGACTGCTGGAGCCTGTGGAGTAACTGGAGGTTGTGCTTGTGTCGGCGATGGCCTGCGCAATCCGGCAATTGGACCCGCTTGACCTGAACGAACCGGCCCGTCACCTGTGAAACTTCGAGGTTGTCCTTGTTGTTGTGATTGATTCTGTTCATAGTCTGACACTTCCTTTAGTGCCGTCTTGTAATCATCGCTCTGAAGAAATCCTGCAACGCCACTTCCTTTTCCAGCTTTGATAAATTCCTTTGCTCCCTCGTAACTCTCTTTATCAAACTGTCCTTGGTTTTTAATACCGCTTCCTGCAATAGCGTTTAGCAATGCTTCATTCTGAGGCATACCACCTGCAATACTCTTATTCATTGACTGAGCGATAGACTTCATCTGACGCGTGGCATCTCCGCTGTCTGGATCAAATAATTGATCTGCTGGATACCCAAGTTTTTCAAGATCAGTTGACAATGCTTCCATGTTTTTAGTGAAGTCCATAGGCTTTGTGCTTGATGCCGCCTGCCTTGGGCGTAACTGAGTGCCGCCTGTTTGATCTGGACGACGCATACCGATTGGCTGTGGAGGTAATGTTTGCAGTTGCGCTCCAACCTCGCGATTCGCTGGATTGAAACCAGGGTCAGTATCTTCAGCAGTACGAGGAACTCCACCAGAACCACCAAGATAAACATCAACGTCTTCAGGTCTGTATTTGCCCATAAGCGTATCGCGGCGTGTAGCGTCAAACCTACGCTGAGTATCACCACGGCCAATATCAAAGCGGCGGTTGATGTCGTCGCGGTTTTTAAGAGTGTCTTCGCGTCCAAGGTCAAATCGTCGATTTGCGTCACCTCTTGTTGCGTCGAATCTGTCCTGTACATCACTTCTGCCAATATCAAAACGGCGATTACTTTCCGCCATTCGTGCGGCATCTTCAATATTCTGCTGATTAAAGCGGCGAGTATCGAGTGTGCGCTTCTCAAGCATGTCGCGTTGAGAGCCTTCATTGATTCGCTGCATACGTCCTGCATCCGCGCTTGTCGGAGCAAATACGCGAGGTGCCATGCGATTGAGTTGCGATGAATCACCACCCTGTTCCATGATGTTACTTACTACTCGTTGACCTTTCCTTCGTCTTTCAAAACCAGCCATGATAAATCTCCTTTCTTTTAAGTATACTTTTTATTAGTTTTATTTCAAGTTATAGTGTCCTACAAGCCAACACTCTCAGGATAAAACTCCACCTTGTTTAATAGTGAGTTGGTAACTGATATCGGACCAACCTCTAAAACAGAGTCATTAGCACCACTCCCGTCACCACCTATACCAAACTGTATGTCTGAGGCTGTAAGTGCACTAACTTGACTAAATTCAAGAGAACCGTTAAAGTATACATCCCTTCTGATGCCACCGGTATCAGGGTAGAAGGCAAATTTCCAAGTACCGTTCGTATACCCAGAAGTCCCTACCGACACCCATGCTCCAAGGTAAACTAAAAAACGATTTCTCTGTATAAGTATTTTGAAGTTATTTCCAAATAACACCTGAACAATAGACCCCTCCCCATTAATCGCTTCTGTGTTCATATCGAATTCATAAGTCCTGTTGTCTATATCAAGATCTCTTGCAGGGTCGTCAGGATTATGATTAACAAATTGACGTAGCTGGAGGAATATACTAAGCGAGTCAGTCGGGATATATAGCTTTCCAGACAGTATATACGGCGGTTTTCCTGGGTAAAATAGGACGTTCTGCCATCGCCTACTGTAGTTAGCATCATTCACTACCGCAGAATTATATTCAACCCCATCCCAATCTTCGCCATAATAAGAAAACGTTGCAAAGATTAATAGATTTATAGCCTTGTAATACCAGTTTATTAAACTACCTCCAAAGACACCCGATGGACGAGTGCCGAGGATTGCTTCTAATCTTACAAGATCAAGATAGGACATCTCTCGATTTATAATATCCACATATGACGGAAGTAGCGCATCAAGCTTAGTATTTAAGTCATTTACGTAACCCATAGGATATCCTAATTGGGGCAAGGCGGCAGTAGGCTCTGAAACATCGGTGCACTTAATATTAAGTTGTGTTGCTATTTCGGTGAGTATTGAGTATTTCCTTGCTTCACCTCTGAAGCTATCAGGATCTTCCCAGTCAAATGTAGGGTCCCATGCCATTAGTCCCAGATCCTTGTGCTATGGAAAGGACCATGCCACGCTTGCCTGATTTGTGTAACTACGGAATCAGCAACATCAACTTCAGCTATCACGAATCGTTCATGCGTATCTGTGTTAGTTGGGTAAGTTGTCGATTCTGCTAACGCGATAACAATACCACTACTATATGATATCTCATAGTATACATAATGAATACCGGTCGTAGATGTAATCGCCTTAGTGGTCGTTGCCTCGGTTGTCGTCGTAGTCCCAGTAATTATCCGTCCTTGACGCGCTTGAACAGATAGCGCTGAAGAAGTAGGCAGTACGGCAAAGTCGGCAAGGTATCGAAGTTCGTTACTTCCTGGCGGATTCTGTATTTCACCAAAACGGTGTTGAATTAAAGTTGAATCGTCAATAGCGTTATCTACAACATCAACCTGTGCGATAACATAAGGGATGACATCATTCAACGTATACGAGATTGACGTTCCAGAACCGTATGTTGCATCCCACACTCCAGAATAGTTCGATAGCGTCAAGAAAATGTAATGCGTTCCGTTTGTTGAAGTATCAATCGTTACGTCAGCAGCGGCGATATAATTTGAATTTGGGAATATGTAATAACCGTCTGAGATACTTATTGCATTACCACTACCAGAATAAGAAGCTTTGAAGTCTGAAGCGTAACTGTCACCAGCCGTAACATTTCTACGCCTATGTGTATGCTCTTCAAGTTCACGCTGAATAGCCTTGATGACGTTCTTTAGGTATGTATCATCATAGCCCTTCTCTGTTTGACCAATTCTGTTTACGCCTTCAGCGCTGCTTAGTCGAGCTTCAAGAACGCGAAATGCCTCCTCAACGTTCGGATCGCTTTGAGCAGGCCTAAACGCTGAACTTCCTGCTGTTGCTTTTTTGCCCATTAAACATCAAGCTCCCCTGAACTGGTTGCGATTGCCACGCGGCTTACTGTAGACCTTCCGCGAACTTCAACCTCCCATTCACGACATCGACGCATACGAGGTATCATACAAGAGCTTGAATCTGGTACAGAGATAGTTTTCTTTGCAACTCCGCAATCGCCGATAAGGGTAACCTCAACCGGATATCCATCGGCAACGACCTTGATATTCCTAAAACTAACGAGACCTTGAATAACAAATGTCTTACTTTTCCAGTACATGTCGGCATCAGAGAATGAATCATATGTTGTAAATGTAGCCAATCCGCCACCCTCGCCAAGGTCAAATCTGAAATGAATAGGGTTTGTTTCTGATAGCCCAATGACAAAGATTGAGTTATCGGCAGTCCATGCACTCATAAACGATGGCTTATATGTAAGCCACTGAGAGCGAGTAAACAAGCCTTCGGTAATGTTCTGGATACCTCCAGGAGATACGGCCATAAGTCCATCTGTAGTTGCATAAAACGCGGTTCCATTAGTCATGCACAGTGAGCGCTTGTTAAGTAATGGCTTGTCGTCAGCAATTAGCATGCGGTTCAAATGAGATGGATTTTGTCCAGATACAGAGAATACCTTTCCAACTTCGCCGGTAATCGGATTTGTATCAGTGAAAATAACAGCCGTACTTCCAAACGATGCAGCCGCAACAAATGGGGCATCAAGCGGGAATGCATACTCTTCAGGGTAAACCCATTGCTTATAAGGTTCGCTCGGACGCACTTCATCGTCATCAAAGATCATTGCAGTATGACCGCCAAGGACAACGCTACCTTCCATAGCAGCAGCCAATGTTGTATGAGGATAGTTACCGTTTGGAGGTAATGACTCTCCCGGGTTCTCAATAAAGGTGTCAATGAAGGTGTTCGACTCAAGTTCATCTTCAAGCACGCGGAAATCACCATCTTGAGCGCTTCGGTAAATGATCTGCCGATAGTAACCGTCGTCTATAGTTGCAGTCAGCTTTAATAGATCGCCAGGGTCAACTGTGGTTAATTCGCTAAGTTCGCTCGCTGGACCTTCTTTGCCTACTACCGTTCTGTCGATAACAAGTATCTCATCATCTTCAGCATATGAATAGGTAAGCGTTGTGGAGACTGTAAACTGATAAACATCATCAATCACACCGTAAGATGTGTACGCAACGTCCTCGAATTGTCCAGCAGCATTTACAAGACGAACCAATCCAGTTGCCGGTATATCGTTTCCACCGTACTCAATCTCCTTCATGTCAACTCGTGTAATAGCTCCAGAAAGAGCAATATCAGCAACGCCCGCTGCGGTTCGCTGATCCATTAGTGAGGTAACGTAGTTGACAAAAACTTGAGTATTACGCTGATAATTGCACTTGAAATGAAACTCAATCGTTCCTGCCTCGATTAGGTCAACGCTTATAGAGCTTCCGTCATATGCCAACGGTTGCCCGTTATGGTCAATGGTACGGTCAACTACTGCTAATGGCCTTGGAGCGTTGACGGATACGAGCTGAAGATGTCCGTATGTATACCGCTCTCCTGCATAAACTGATCCACCATCACCTGGAGCATCATCGTAGTCAGAATAGTCAATAGGTGCAGTTATCGGCATACTGAAGTCCGGCCAATCCGGAGAAGACCAGGCTAATGTTCCATCGTCTGAAAAATTGTAAACAGCATCAGGACCGCCATAGTATTTATCATCTATCGCAAATGACATTCCAAACTTAAGGCCGTATGATTCATAATAAAAGCCTTGATAAGCAGTAAGAATACTTTTGTTTATCTTAGCTCTCCATATTATTCCATCTTCTGTATATTCCCATTCTCCTGATCCGGCTACAATAGATGGCGTCTCACTTTGGATTCTGTGATCATTGTTTTGGTCATAATAACCAACCCATAGACCAACAGTAAATACGGTTCCAGTCCAATCCATCGGCCTAAACAGTTTAATCCTCTCAGCAACAACAGGAGGTACAGGTTCTTCAATACTGATAATATTACCGGCTGGAATACCACTCTTCATTTTTCCGGTGTCAGGATCATGCAGAACCTTAAATGGAGACGGAACATTAATAGGCGACAGTTTACCGCCTACGATATTTACATTGTGCGCGTTCTGTGCCGCTTCTGGAGGCAAATTGCGCTTGTCCAGCTTTGGTATCATCCCACTGAAATTGTCGAGTATAATTCCTGGCACAGCTTAACCTCTATGTTATTACTTTTAGATTCTTAACCCAAAATGGCGTTTCAATAGTCTCCGGAAGAAGCGCATCGCCCCTGTCTGTCTCAACAGTAAATAAACGATATTCGCGCTCATTTGTCTGATCTTCAATCAGAAGGTCGTCATCAGCCAAGTTAACAATCATTGACTCGCCCAACGGGGTTATGGCGACATCTGATTGACTATTAATTACATCACCGTCGCGATTCGTTACCGTATAAACAGCAGCGGTAGGCGTTACTGCTACGCCATAAGCGTCAGTTACCTTTACCTCAAGCGTGAGCGTTCCGTTCTCGGTTGCTTCTATTAAAATTGACATGGTATATCTCCTTGAATTATGTCCATGTTGAAAGTGCTGCCCGTTTCCAGGTATCAGTTGCCGTGCATACATAAACGTACGACGAATCCCACGCCACCTGCCCCTGCGTGCCGGTTGCGGTAGCGCTGGCGGGTGTCTTGCTTGTGTTGATCTGTATGGAGTCGTCATTCACCACCAGCTTACTAGCGCCTGCGGTGGTTGTGCCGATGAGGACGTTGCCTTTAAGTAGTGTTGAGACGATGGAATCATTACCCAAGGTAACTGTATTTGATCCCGCGCCGGTCGCGTTGTAGCCTATCACTATTTGGTTGGTTTGACCATCAGCTAATGGGTAAGAGTTCGCGCCGAAAAACACAGAGTTCATCCCTGTTGTGTGCGCAGTAGATCCACCGGAAATATATCGCCCTGCCTGAAGGCCAAACGCAGAGTTTGTTGAGCCGGATGTTAGGCTACGTAATGAACTATTACCAAAAGCAGTGTTATTGGAGCCAGTGACAGCATTCAGTGCGACATATCCGAATGCTGAGTTAGCAGTTCCAGAGGATGCGGAGGCCATAGCAAAGTTACCGACTGCGGTATTTGATCCGCCAGTAACTAAGTCACCCGTCGCAGAACCCATAAAGACATTGTTATTACCCCCTCTTATAGTTACGCCATCTATTGTAAGATGTCCGTCTGCATCCGTAACAATGCTACTACTCTCAGTAACCTCACCCGCAGCATTAACAAACACGCCGCGGTATTGCGTGGTGAGGTTCGTAGCTCCTTGCATCAGGGTAACGTCAGCATCAGGCATCGTAATAGTGCGAGTATTGCCGGTAGTGATTGAAGCAGCACTGAAGTTTATCTGCTTCGTATTATCGGTAATGTTGTAGATGTCAAATTGGCTATCCGCAAACTCTGTTATTGCAATACCGGCAGAACTACCGCCCGCACCAGACCCGGGAGTACTTCCTCGAAGGTCGTCACCAGAACCACCAGTATAGAGCGTTGATGCCGTACCTCCAGCGTTGCGACTTATTACCAGTCGATACACGAGGAATCCAGTGCCTTTGAACTCGGTAGGAATAGAGAAATCTTGATATTTGTCTGCGTCTGCTCGAACGAGGTCCGGCTTGCCTGATCCATACCCACCACTAGGAAGATTCGCATAGAACTTGCAATCCCCGGTATCTTCACTGACACAACCCCAAATAACCAACCCAAATGTGGAGTTATTCAGTGTAGCGCCTAATGAGTCTGTATCGATGTCGTGGATGTTCGTAATCTCGGTATAAGCAGCCACACTATCGTTTACAACAAAGATGTTTGCAGGGTCAGTAAATGTCGGGAATGCGTGCTCGTGCAACTGAAGGATAACGCCGGAAGTTGATGATAACCCGACTGTACCAGTTCCGGTACCGCTAAATGTTGGAACTATGCCGGACAACCATGTGGCATTCTGGTTACGTATCCACCTATTAATGTCGGACAAATGTCCTTGATCATTGGATGTGGATATATGATCTGTCCATGCGTGAACCTTGTAGGCACCTTCTGTCTGTACGGTAGCGGCACTCTGGCAAAGAATCGTAGCTACGGGAACATGTTGTGTTGCAGGAAAAGAGGAAGTGCTGGCTGTTAAGAGTCCGGTACTTTCAGGAATGTACACATAGTTTAGCGTCGGAATAGTGTCGCTTCCGGCTGAGAGATTTACTGACGCTGTTGGGGTCGCATCGAATGAAGTAAACCCGCCATTGAAGAATAGGTTTAGATCGCCGCCGCCACTCTTCTCAAGCGTACAGGACACGGTCACACCATCACTAATAACAGTTATACCATGATCTTCTAAGATTGAACCATTCCAGAAATTGATAACGGTGTCAGTGTTTGAAAGCGGATTGATGTCAACCAGTGCTGTACCGTTGGAAGCGTCGGACAAGGTACATGAACCGAGTACAACCTTATAAGAAGGTGAGTTAGGGGCAACGATAGTATAGTCGCCCGGGGTTTCTGACAGGTAAAGTGTGTCTCCAGCGGTGCAAAGACTGGTATCAATATCGCGAACTGTGCCAAACGCCGTAATCAGCCCAATTGCGCCGTTTGCGATAAGATGTGTTGCAAAGCCTAGTGTTGGAACAGCAGTCGAGAAAAGGTCAGCAGCCGCTAGTGCTACAGTTGGCACGCCGCTATCTTGCCCATTGAGGTACACAACTTGACCATTGGTGATGTCAGCTCCACTGGTATTCTTTACGCGAACCCAAAGCTCTTGACCGATCTGCAATGTTGAACCAGGTACGTCATTATAATAAGCAAGGCATTTATTGACATTATCATAGAAGACAAGACCTTCGCTATGTGATGGAGTTCCGTAAGCAGTATCCATCTGTAGGGTGTTGTAACTGCACCCGTCAATCGTTCCTCCGGTTATCGCAACGCTATTTGATTCAATCGCTGCAATGATGGTTGCCTGGGTGTATCCGGCTGCGCCAGTATCTACCGTTGTAGTTGGCTCAACCTCAAGCCCGGAATAAAATCTGAATTTTCCATCTGACGCATCTCGAAATACTCCAGAATACTTTGCCCCACCACTTCCATAAACGCCATACCAGCCTATGTCGATGACATCAGAAGCAGTGTTATCTTTGGCGTACTTCATTAATGAGTCACCAATAGCAACAACTGTGCTGTCAACGATGGTAGTTGTTCCGTTAATGGTAACATTGCCGCTAAATGTAACAGTTGATCCATCGTCTGTAACCGATGAGTTAATCAAATCACCGTTCGCGTCAACCTTTGGTATATAATTTTGTGTCAACGCTGACCTTCCGCCTGTAGCGTCAAGTGTTCCCCTGGCGGTCGCTGCATCAGTATCGTCGAGCAATGTCCTTGCATATGATGTTAAATCAGTAGTCGTGTATACATCAAGCGCAGTCGTGTAAATCATCTTATCAGCGGCAGTTGTTAAGCCTGAAATACTTGTCAAGCCTGTGTCTAATGGCTGATAAATAAAGCCCAATCCATCAATCTGAGACTCAAGCTCATCTAACGCGGCTGATACGTTGCCGCCACTAACACTACTGTCATTACCGATAAAACTCGCGGAATAGTCACTTGCTGCTGGCAATACATCACCAGTTCGACCCTTGAAGCTGAACACATAACTAAGTGCCTCCTGTTCTTCAAGTGGATTAGGAGGCCCAACGGTCGTCTGTGGTATTTTTGGTTCTACTGCAATCGGCATATGACTATTCCTCGGTTATGCCCTTACTTCAGATTGACAATCGGCATAATGTCTGCAATCTGATTGCCAGTAAGAGTGCCAGGAATCATTGACTCAGGTATCTCTACCAGATCAATAATAAGCGGCTTCTCGTTGGCATCTTTGGGCTGTGATTTCAAAAGTTCTTTATATGACTGCATTTGAGCCTCAAACGCATCATCAATTTTCTTGTTCTTAGTCCTTAAGTCATCAAGTTCTGATTTGAACTCAGGCCATTTATCATTAGGGATCTTTGGCCGTCCATCTTCAGTGATATCAGTGGCGTATTTATCGAAAAGTTCACGCTTTTCTTTTTCAGCCTTTTCTACCTCTGGAGGCACTTCTTTGGCTGCATCAACAAAATCAACATGCTTCTTCAAGGCGTACTTTGTCTGAGCAATGCGGAGACTGAATTTTGCGTTTTTCTTGTCTGCACCTGCGGCGTTTACACCATTTGCGAGATCAATGATTTCCTGATAGGTCTGTGGTTTGAACTTCATGTTACTTTTTCCTTTTGTTTGGATCTGACTTCGTTAAGAGTTCTGTCCTAATTATTGGTTACTTGGTTACTTGGTTGCGGGGTTAATTTATTGCGGCGTCGTACAATGATTTATGAATTGCTGATTGAGTAGCATTGTGATTATCGCTATTGTCTTTTGCAAATATCAAGAAACATACATGGTTTGATAGTGCCTCAAGGAAGTCGCGATCAAAGACTAATACTTGACTTAGTGTTGTCACATCAACGATGGGGATAATTAAACCATCATCATCAACCAGCAGGTCAGGACGATCAACCGCGAGCCTTCTTGTTGAACTCGTAAGCGTGTTCAGTAATTCAGGGTCATCAAAGCGATACTCTTCTTTGATATCATCAAGATTCTGCCTTACTACATCGATTACGTCACTTGCTAACATGTTAATTATCCTTCTTTAGGCATGGGCGAGACAGCATTAGCTCTCGAAGGTTATCGACCTTAACCGATAAATCTTTATGTGATTCCTTGTTGCTATCCTGGAGGTTTTCAACGCTGTACTTTACTTGATCATCAGATTCTTTCACTGCATTCAATCCATCAAACACGCGAGCGAGTACTTTATTATTCTTCTGGATGACATCAACCAGGGCATCGCTATTCTTGCCGTTGATCTTATTATGCGTGTTGATTAACCAGACAACAATACCAACAAGGATAAGGCAGAATCCAGCAAATCCCCATTGTATGTATTCTTCGTTGATAAGTGTGGAAGCAAGTAAGGTGTTCATTATTCATCACCCTCGCATGCTGCATCCCAATCATCAACCAGGGAGTCAAGCTCTACGCCATCAGCCTTGATCTCTTCAATTGGAATGGATTCACCATTTTTAGTGCGCTGGATAAGGTTGGCAATCTCTGCACCAACCTTAACGGTTTTCTCGATCAAACTAAATACGGCTATTGCTGTTGCTGGATCAATCATTTGGATTCACCTGTCTTAATGAAGTCTTGAAGTTGGGTAACGACATTCATAACAAGTCCGGATCCACTTGGGTACTTTTCGCCTTTTATAAGCTGATCTTCCCAATTACGGAGAACATCGCGACCTAGCTTGATGACTCGCGTGGCCGCTTCTGTTTCATCCTTATCAAGCTTTCCAGCTTTCTTCATGGCAATCAAAATAGTTACTGACTCCGAATAGGCTATCTTCGCGAGCTTGTATTGCTTTGCCGGATCTTTTCCTAATGCTTCAATGGTTGCACATCCCGGAGATAGTGCTATTCCTGCAATGATGATTATAGCAGGAAGCTTTCGACCTTGCTTTAAGTCAAGCCCAAATGCTCCAGCGATAAGTTTAAGCAACCGACTCACCTTCTTTAATGCTTCATCATCCTTTGGTGTTGGCGTCGCTACAACAATCGCACGAGCAACTCCGTAAAGTGCTACGAGAACAGGACAAATCCAAATCCAGTTTTCTTCGAGCCAATTAATACAATTTTCCATTTCATTATCTCCCTATGCTGAGAATCCGGTTTTCCGGGTTGTTCGTTTCTGACTGCGAGTTACCACGGCGTCGCCAATGGCAGTGAAAAAATCTGATCGAGTTAAAGCAAATTGAGATGGATCATACCAAGGGCGTCCGCTTTGTCCGTAAAGCTTCATCTGTGCCCCGGCAACGATTCCATCAGAGAACCTATTTAATATCCACGCTGGACCATCGACCGCATCAACTTCTGGATTAAGTGCAACCTCAACCTCTATTCCGTCAGTGAGGTCTTCCGTTGGTACATAATCTTCTTCAAAAGTAAGCGTGTTTGTGCCGTCAAGGTAATATCCTTCTTCAGAAACCTCGCTACCATTAAATTCAACTTTAATGATACGCTTAATCTCGCCCGCACTTGGCGTCAGCGTGTAAGTGGACTGATCCTCGACGGCATCAAACGCCGTTAATTCTTCTCTCCACACTTCCGACTCGAACAATAGTTTGCGCCATGCACTGCGCAAGGCATCCATAACAAGGTTCGTTCCCGGGCGCTTTGGCATATCCCGGATAACCTTTACTTCGAGTTCAGTAAGTGCGGATAAGGCCATTATAGAGACATTCCTTTATTTGAAAGATCATCGCGAAGGGCTTTGTCACCATCTTTCTTACGCTTGGTGTACTCTTCTTCAGTGATCTTGCGGTTAATCGTGTAAGTGTATGGCTTTAATCCGCCAATCTCTTTGCGTTCTTCACCTGGAAGCTGCTTGAACTTCGGAACAAATGCGTTGTCTGCAACTTCTAAATAGTCGCTACGGATAACAGTTGGCTTGTTACGAGGCCAAATCATCATCTTTCCATTGACACCGATGGTCACAAACTCTTCATCTGAGTCGCTTCGTTTTGGGTGCCAGTTGATTTCAAAGTAGAAATACTTCTCGTCATCTACTTCTGGGTCTGGACGTGTCTTAAATTCTTCTGAGCCTATTGCGGCTGAACTGCCTGCCTTGGCTTCTGCTTCTGCGAGCTGCTTTTGAAGCTCTTTAATAGTGTCGCTTTGTTCTTCTTTAGAGCGGATGTCGTCCTGAAGTGATTTAATCAAAGCATCTTTATCAACTGTTTCAGTCGTTTCAGTTTCAAGAACTGCATCAACTTCGACAACCTCATTTTCTTCAACTTCAGGCTTGATCGGTGATCCCTTTGGTACGGAACCTGTGCCTTTAACTGTTGACTTTGCGGGCTTTTTCTTTTCGGGTCTTTTTGGTGCTGCCATAGTGGTCTTTCGCCTCCTAATTTGTGCTGTAGACTCTTCGGGTGGGGTTATTGTTTGGAAAAAGGGTTCCGGCACTCACCTAATTAAAAGTGAGCACCGGAAAAGCAACCTAGTTATAGGTTCCAGCTTCAAACATGCAGTACTGAGCGCTGATGTTAACAGCAGCAGTACTATCGAGGAAGAAACCGGCTTTGGTGACTGTTCCAGCGGGAAGACCACTGAAGTCATTCATTGCACCAAGGGAAAGAACGCTGCCGCTCTTAATCGCCTTGGACAACGTAACTTCGTCGTCTGCGTCGCCGTCATTAGTCAGGGCCATGATGTATGCCCATTCGCTTGTAGCAGTGACTTCATAGCCAATGCGTACAGGTGAACCAACACCAACATACGTAGTATTGACACCAGCGTTGAATTTACCAGTGCGGCTAGCTGGAGTATCCAGTGTCCACGAGCTGATAACATCGCCAGTACCTTTATTGCGCATGTCTTGATCGGCCATACGACCGATATACACCGTCGATGCAGCAGCAAGTTCATCGCCACCGAGGTATTCAGCAACACCGGCACCGAGAGCGATAGGAGCAATTGCCCCGTCGTCGTCGATGTCTTGTCCACCAAATGCCTCAATACTGCGCATATTGCGTGACCACTCGATACGTTCTTCGTCGGCGGTGACAAGTGTGCGAAGCTTTACCCAATCAGGGACGAACCCAAGAGAGAAGTAAAGGTCAGCAGCAGTTGCCTTAAACGTTCCAGAAGCTTGTAATATCATATTTCAATCCTCCTAATTACTCACCAGGTGGGACGGCGCTTGCAGCGACTTCCAACCGGGCAATGAAGGTTTGGGTTAGGATCAAGCATGCCTGATCTGCGGTCCAACTTGCTGAACCCTTACGACCCATAGGATCACCAGGAGCAGGTTTAGGTTGCAGAACTACCGGTTTGGTAGAGCCATGTCCCTGGAGAGGAACGATAGCATAAGCATCTCGGGCGAGAGCGATAAGTGGATATACATCACACTTAGCAGCAACGGACACTTCTTCACCACCAGACAAGTAGGTAGTTCCAGAGGCACCGGCGATTTCCCATGCGGTAAAGAGGGAAGACAGGAGAACGCGATAGCATCCAATGCTTCCAACTTCTTGAGGCATGGCTTTCATGCTGTTACTGTAATTAGCAACAGGAATCCAACCGGACATAGCTTCCAGGTCGGCTTTAGTGTCGGTGTGACCCAACAGGATAAAGGCGTCTTGGATAGGCTCTGTGGAGATAGCTGGACTAGCCTTAACGATGCGAGTGATCTTCGCTGCGCGATTACGCATGAATCCACGCTCGATGCGCTTAAGGTCAGACAGTGTTGCTGGGGAATCAACAGTAGCGCGAGATGCGACGTTGTTAGCATAGAATACGTTAGTTCCGCCTTTCAGCGCATTCCAACGAATCAGCTCAACGACTTCCGCCTGCTGTTCGCCGAGGATATTGAAGGTTTCTTTGAAAACAGGGTCTTCATGGTAGATCTTCAGTTCCCGGGTCAATTCCACGAGATCGCCATAAGTTTCAAGAGTAACGGACACGTCAGAATACGTAAGTTTCTTCGCGGTCGGAGTTACACCTTCAGCCAAAGGCGCGGTTGCGGGAAGAGACGCCAGCGAATGATACCGCCGGTAGGTACGAGTCTTACCCTTGTTTTGGGGCTGCGGGTCTTTCTGCCCGAAACGTTCCAAGATCATTTTCTCTTGGGCGCGCTTCAGAAGACGCTTTGCAGCATAAACAGCGGTTCTTTGAGTCAGATCGCCATTCGTGTTGTAGTTAGTGGCCATTGGTAGCCTCCTTGTTGGTTGACCAATGCACTGACACTCATGGCGTTCGGGCTAGTGGTAGTTACTAGATGTGAAACGTTAGTTATTTATTGACTTGGCACCACCTGAATAATCGTCATGTTACGACAACCTTGACATAACACTTCGATTCTCGTTCCTGGTCCAAGTATTCCTTTGAAAAGTATTTTTTTGCAACGGGGATGCGGGCAGCGTGTTTCATACTTCATCGCTTCAACATCAAGAACTTTGGTCTTATATGTTGACGTGGCGGTAATAGTCTGAGACTTTTCGCTGCTCATTAATCCGTTACCTCAATTTTGTCAAATTCTGCGGCTGCTTCGGCTTCAGACATTTGACCGTCTTTTCTGCCTTTACTCTTACTTCCCTTCTTACTGCGCATTGTTGACTTGTGAAGGCTCTTGTGCTTCTCGATCTTCTTAGAAGCGCCTTTGTCAATCTTCTCGTTTTTACTTGTGATTGATGTTTTCTTGTAAGCAGATATCACAGTTGATACACCTTTTGCGCCGGCACCCATCAAAGTGCTGACATCTTCGCCTTGAGTATCAACCCAATTCCAGAACTTGTCATCATTCTTCAATTTGAATACGTCCGGGTGATCTTGTGCAACCTCGCTCATTAGTCGAAATTCTGCATTTTCAGCCTTAATTGATTGCAAGTCTTCGTTGCTTGCAAACCCTTGAGCTTCCATTGCCTTAGCAACCATAGTTTCTGCCATTTGATATGACCTGGCTGTAATAAGGGTGTCAATCTCTTCGCCGTACTCTGCGCCAAGTTCTTCAAGATTAACTTCTTTGTCGCCAATCTTGACTGTTTTTTGACCGAATATTTCTTTTAGGACATCATCCTTGACAGTAGACATCTTTTCGGCACGCGCAGCTTCAGCAGCGGCTTGAGCTGCGTCTTCATCGCCTTGCTTTCTTAGAGCTTCGGCCTGGGCTTTGATTTCAGCAAGAGGGTCTTCGTCCTCTTCGTCATCTGCCTCTTCATCGTCGTCATCGTCCGATTCTTCTTCATCTTCTTCAGACTCAGAATCATCTTCGTCGCCAGGATCTTCGTCTTCTTCATCGTCGTCAAGCTCTTCTTCATCATCGGAATCTTCGTCGTCTTCGTTGATATCTGGCTGTTCTTCTTCATATTCAGATTCGTCCTGATCAAATAGAGCATCAAGCTCCTCGGTGGACATTTCTTCTTCGTTAATCTCGTCCTGGTCTGCGCTCATATTAATGTCGTCTGCCATGATATTTTCCTTAATTTAGATTGACCGAGGCCATTGCTGACCTCAATCAAGATTCAGTTATGAAACAATTGCAATTAAGCAACTGTTCCCCATAGTTCGATAATCAAACGACCAGCGGTGTATGTCCCTGCTGTGTCGCCTGCGCCTGCTGTCAGATAAAGATATTCATCTGCTGCTGGTAGCGCGGTTAACGGATTTGCAGTACCGATAGCAAGCGCGGCACCGGCGGTCATAAGCGCTGTTTCCGTAAGATCGCCAATCGCGCCATCATAAGCACCGGTTGCTTCTGTGGCTGAATACAGGTCGATATCATCATCACCAGTCAAGGGAACTTCGCCGCAATTGATCTCACCCTTGTAGATCACGCCGTTGATGGCGGTAGTAATCTGTGCAAGATAGGAAACGCCTGTATCACCGATGATATCGCCAGCGGTCGCAACGGATTTCAATCCGGTAATATCGATAGCGATAGTTGTTTTGATAATATTACCAGTGCGCAAAACAGATGTTTGTACGGCTTCTGCTGATGCAGAAATAACAGTTGATGGAGTGACAAGGGCAGCAGCAGCAGAGTCGTCCATTTTGTTCAATTCGGCTGCGGTTGCATTAACTGCGACTCCACCTATCTGGAATGCTCCAGTAAGGTTTAACGCTTGAATGAAAGTCTGAGTCTTCCGCCATACATGCGGTTGATTTAAGAACTTTCTGAGGATTTTTGGCACATACGTCGAAGGTTGTGACATATTCTCACCTTTATTTTAGTAGCTTTCGAGCTTCACTTGGTCGCTCAAGAACCCATTTCAGGCAGTCAACGCCGCCCATTTTGAAGCGAAGATCTTCCGTTAGATCCTCATCGGAAAATTTTGGAGATGTCCTGATCTCATCTTCTAGCATATCAAGATGCGATCCAACAACCTTTTTAAGCAGAGTCCAAAAGTCGCCCTGTTCAAAGTTTGCCAGAGTTTGCAGCTCGTAGTCATCTAGTTTGATCATTTAATGTCTCCTGTATTCAATAATTGTACACATGATGTCATTGAATGTCAAGTAATTTGAAAAATTATTGCTATATTTATATCTGTGTCGCATTGATTACGTCAGCTTTGGTTGCTGCTTTATATGCTGTTAATGCCGTTGTCACGTCAGCTTGCGATGCCGACCTACTGGCGGAGTCAGTGGTTACCTCTTCTCCATCGAGAGTCGATTTTACATCCGTTCCAGCAAAACTCAGTAGGTCAGTTTTGGCTTTAATCTCGTCGATCTTCACTTCATTCGCGTCTACCTCTGCTATAACCGCGCTCTTGTTCGAGGTGGCATTTGCTTCAGTCGCGAGTGGGGCGACTGCTGAGTCGAGCTCGGCTTTAGTCGGGCCATCGTAATCGGCTAGGGCTGTATCAACTTCCGCATTTACTTCGGCCGGGCTAATATCATTTAAAGCCGCAATCTCAACTGAAGTAGCTAACGAGCTTACATCAGCTTTTGAAGCTGCTCTTGAAGCTGCGTTAGTGATTACTTCATCTATCGCGGGATCGAAATCCTTCAAAGCAGCGATATCGTTGGTAACAACTGTTTCTGAATCTGTAACATTTGTCGGTGTGGCAAATCCTGTCGCGGTCAGCCAATCGCCTTGATTCTGTTGCAGTTCATTGGTATCCGCTTCTATCGTTGCCACCTGAGTTTCCAGTTCATCTAACTTATCATCCAATGAGTCAGCCGCAGGTGCACCGGCAGTCGGGGCGAGCTTCATAGCGTCGCGTGTTTCCTGGGCCGTTAGTCCACTACCGCCCGACGTTAGTGTTCTGATCGTTTCAGCC